ATGGAGAAGCAAGTAGAGTTTTTCGTATCTTCGCAAGGCGAAGTATACTACTATGGCCAAGATGGCGAAGCTCAGAGATTCGACATGAGTAAGGCTGAATTGATTAGAGACATGGCAGAGCTTATTGAGCGCATGTACCCAGCAGCATATAAGTTCCTCTATCAAGAGAGTATCAAGAGTAAGCCTAATAAGCTGTATCATCGATTCCTTATTGCGAATCGATTCATCAGATGCAATCTAGGCTCAGAGGATACATTGCATTATGACGTTGAAAATGGATTGTTGCATCTTGAGAAAGTGAATTGCCCTCTCAGAGGTCTATGCCCACAGGAAGGCATTATCTGCTGCCCTAAGGTGAAATCTCCGTTCTTCCCAAAAGAATTGGAAGTTGCTAAGCTCTTCTCTAAGGGCTACGTTGCAAGAGAGATTGCAGAGATACTCGGCAAATCCAAAAATACTGTAGCAGCGCAAATCCGCAAGATGACCAAGAGACTGAACCTCAAGTCGTCACGAGACCTCATTAAAGTTGTACACAGCATGAACCTATGATATGTAGAACTTGTAGAAACAAAAGACAATGCATCAATGGCTCCTGGTGCAGAGTTTTTAAGACATATGTGGAGTATAAGTATATAATATTGTGCATAGCATGGCAATACCATTAAAAAATTTTATGAGCAAGAGAAATAGTGTAATCGGTGAATGTCACAATAATTGCTTACGCAATACAGGTGTCAGATGTACCTTCTGGGGAATATCGCACAAAGCGTTATTCAAGGAGAAGGAGGAAGAAAAATTGAATTACAAACAATTTATGGAACATGATAAATGTTCCTTCTATAAAAACAAGAGAACAAAATGAAAATTAAATTCTGGTCTGACCGCGAGATTAGGGCTGCATTCCCGAAGCGGGGGGGGCAAATATAAGGGCATCTTAACAAGGTTGATGTTGGAGCGTAGTATGACATACAGACGTCAGATAAGCTACCTGGTCAACGAAGATATTGATAAGATTATGCGCAGAATAAACTAGTACTTTCTTTTATGGGGTTGTTGGATTAATTTTGCAGCGACAAAAATATACAGATATGATTAAACAAGAGATTATAGATCGCATCATCAGTGATGTATCAATAGAAGATGTCGCACGTGATGAAGGTATATCCTTTACCAAGGAACACGGTAAGAAGAAATGGGCATGTTGCCCATTTCACAAGGAAAAGACGGCATCCTTCTACGTTGATACAGCAACAAACTGCTGGAGATGCTTCGGCCAATGCAGATCAGGTGGTAATGTCATCAGCTTATACCGTAAGTTAAAGAATGGTCTACCATTTCCTATTGCGTGCAAGGAACTAGCCAAGAAATATCTCAATGAGGATATTGAGGATGATTACAAGCCGAGCAAGGAGGATGAGGAGAAGCAGAAAGAGCAGGAAGCTATGCGCATAGTACTTACCTATGCGCAAAGCTACTTTGAGGAATGCATGAGTGCTGTAGGTCCTGCCTCCATCAAAGCTAGAGAGGCCGTTCGTAAGAGATGGGGTGCAGATTCTATAGCCACATTCGGAATTGGATATGCTCCTCGCGATGGATTCATCGAGTGGGCCAAGAGGAAGCAGTTGGACTTGGACATACTGGAGCAGGTAGGACTGATAGGAGACGGTGAGCGTGGCAAGTTCGCTATGCTGCGTGATAGATATACAATACCTATCTATGACAAGATGAGTAGGGTGATAGGCTTCACGGCTCGAACACTATCCGATAGAGAAGACATCTGTAAATATCTCAATCTGAAAAACAGCCCTATTTATCATAAGAATACATCGGTTTTTGGCATCAACTATGCACAGAAAGAGGCTAGACTGAAGGATAAGTTCTACCTGGTAGAGGGAGCTCCAGATGTCATTAGATTGCAATCCATCGGAATACTAAATACGGTAGCATCACTAGGTGGAGCGTGGACAGAGAATCAGCTGAAGCAACTGTACAAGCTAAGCCATAAGGTGACGTTCATTCCGGATGCAGATACCCAGAAGCCTGGTAATGAGTTCCCGGCTGGTACCGCTAATGTAATCGCTAATGGCCGTGCTGCACTCCAGGCTGGATTCACTGTCAATGTCAGAGAGATTCCTGTTGATTATCCTGCAAAGAAGAAGGAAGACCCGGATTCCTGGATAGTGGATATTGGGCATTTTCAGCAGATGAAGGAAGAGGAGTTTATCTTCTGGTACTGCCGCCGCAGATACTGGCCAACAGCAGAAGATATCGAGGAGTTTACGACCGAGGATAGATTGCAGGCAATCGCAGACATCTGTGGTCTCCTGATGTTGATCAAGGATGAAGACCTGAGAAGCAGCTATCTGACTAGTCTCATATCTACCTATAAACATTCTCGTGAGTGGAAGGATACTCTCAAGAGAGCCAAGGAGGCAGAACTGAGCGAGAAACAGGAGCGTGAGCGAAAGGGAGACATCAAGATGCTTCGTGAATTCGGTTTCACCGAGCATGATAACTGCTACTGGGGTACCAATAAGGAGGGTGACGAAATTCAATGGTCCAACTTCAAGATGAAGCCTCTCTTCCACATTCGCGATGACTTCAACCCTGTCAGACTCTTCGAGATTAAGAATAACAGCGATGAGCCATCAAGACTCATAGAACTCAATATGGATGAGATAACATCGAGCAGTTCGCTACGCAAACGCCTGTTCGGAATCGGTGATTATATCTGGATGGCCAGAGATGAGCAACTTATCAAGCTCCTAGGCTATCTCGGTAGAGTGACCGAGACTGCAGACCCTATCAAGCAGCTAGGATGGCAGCGTGAAGGCTTCTATGCCTTCTGTAATGGAGCAAGCGAGGATGGTACCTGGATACCGATAGATGATATGGGTATCCTCAGATTGCAGGCAGGGAAATTCTATCTGCCTGCTATGAGTAAGCTTAATAAGGATAGCCGAGAGCTTTACGTATCCGAAAAGAAATTCCGGCATGAGAAGTTGGTCGACAATCCGACTTCACAAGCTGACTTTTTCGCCAAGGTGGTGCAGGTCTTCGGTGACAACGCCAAGGTTGGCCTATGTTTCTACGTGGCCACACTCTTCAGAGACATCGTCATCAGCAAGAGTCGTTCCTTCCCACTACTCAATGCCTTTGGTCCGAAAGGATGCGGAAAGACTGAGTTCGCTGCGACCCTCATGAACTTCTTCTATAAGTACGAAACCAAATATGAACCTCTGTCTATCACCAACGCATCCATGCCTGCGCTCTCTGACTATGTCGGAGGTGTGAGCGATGCCCTGGTACATATCGACGAGTACAAGAACTCCATCACTCAGAACAAGGTTGAGTGGCTGAAGGACTTATGGAACGGTATCGGCCGAACCAAGATGAATATGGATAAGGACAAGAAACTGGTGCAGGCCAAGGTAGATTCAGGAATCATCCTGACTGGCCAGGAGATGCCAACTGCAGATATCGCATTATTCAGTCGACTTATCTATCTGACATTCGACAAGGGTGAACATACTCGAGAGGAGAAGCAGAATTTCGAGGAACTCGAGCGATATAGACAGATAGGAGCTACGCACATCACTCTTCAGCTGCTGAAACATCGAGAACAATTCAAAAGCTGTTTCGGTAATGCCTGGAAACAGGCGTCTAATGATTTGGAGAGTAGACTTGAAAATGAGAGCATACTTGACCGTATCATGACTAACTGGAAGGTACCAGTTGCTGCATACCTGGCAATTCGTGACTACATCGAATTCCCATTCAGCTATGAGGAACTGCTTGACGTAGTTGTCAGAGGCATCAAGACACAGAACTCAATGTGTAATACTACAGATGAGGTAGCTGGATTCTGGAATATAGTCAATGCTGCAGTACAGATGGGCGAGCTCAAGAAAGATCAAGACTTTAAAATTAAGACTGTTGGATGTTTGACTACCAATAAGATGAAGTTTGAGAATTGGGTGATGCCTAAAAGCATCCTGATGATACGCAAGGATATTACCATGGCCGTCTATCGCAAGTTAGGCAGGCAAATGGACGAGAACCTTCTGCCGAAGGAGTCACTCCTTCACTACCTGCAGATAGGTGCAGACTTCTACGGGTCAACAAAAAATCCGGAGCGGTTCATCAAGTTCAACCCTGGCGGAGTACCAGAAACTGTGGAGAAATTAGATGCTGGAGGTGTTGTTGTTGGCCGACAGAAGCTATATTATAAGGACAGACCTTTGTGTTTCGATTACACCATGGTATCTAACAGATATGGTATCAATCTCGATACAGAGACTGATAGCGACAGCAAGGATCCTGCAGCAATGACTGACAAGGAGCTTGAAGAAGCTGGATTAGATTACTTGCCACTTTAATCATATATTTTTGTTTAAGATTATCTGTGAGTTCAGAGAGGTGAAAACCTTTCTGAACTTTTTTTTTGACAATGTGTGTGCATGTCTCGATGCGATAATAAGAATATGCGCACGACCCTTTTTAGGGTGTGGCAATTGTGGCAATCCGTGCAATACTGATAATCAATGTGTTAAGGTCGAAATCTGTTGTGGCAATTGTGTGGCAATTTGTGGCAATTAAGAGAGAAGTGTGGCAATGGTTGTGGCAATTGTTACAATATTTATATATAATGTGTCAATAAGATAACTAATATAATATTAATAATCAGGCACTTAACATTTTTGCCACAATTGCCACAACTTAATTGCCCCAAAATGGGTGCATCAAAAATAAAAGTAGAAAAACACCGCAAAAATAGGATTTTTCTCCTTAATCACTGGTGTAATTCCAAATCTTTTTCGTAACTTTGCAGAGTTTAAAAATAAAAAATATGAGCAAATTCCTAATCTATCTTCATGTAGAGCCATATATGCGTCAATGGCTGATACATTCATTCGGAAATCCGGTTGAATTCCCTGCTAGCAGCAACGAGAATGCTGTAATCAGGAGATTCACCCAGAAACAACCTGCAAGCCTGAAACCTCAGAAGCCATCTGAAGGTGATGTTGCCATCTGTATTCCAGCCTGCAAATACAAGAATCCGGAGACCTACAATTATCTCTCACTACAAGCAAAGAAGGCTCTAGAAGAGAGCATCAGTGACCTGTTTCGCATCAACATGTGGAATGATCTCGGAGACCTATCAGATACGTCCTGCAAAAAGATTTCCGCATTCCGTTCCTGGTGCTCCATGCACGGCATAGATGTCGAATACGCTGAGACCGTTCGGATGAAATGGTACCGCATGCGCAAGTCATACCAGAACAGAGGTGTGAACCTCTTTAATCAGAAAAGATGCAGAAATAACGATTTTTAACGCAAAATTCGCATATACCATATACCCCGTTTTTGAACAGGTGCGAACAGATGCGAAATAATAGTTTTCCACATTATTATATATAGTATGAAGAGATTGAGTTTTATCACTAAAGTGCAGCGAGTACCAGTGAGTGAGCTTCCGTTCGAGACGCTTACCGGCAACAAGACTTTTCCCATTCCTGGTTCTGACAAGTGGCCGAAGGTTAAGTGTCAGCGACCGGCAAAGCTAGAAATAACAGACAAATTAGAGGATGGAGTCAGAAAATATACCCATAAGCTGACCCTTCGCCTTCCTGATGATGACCTGGATACGAGTGTTCCCTTCGCTTACCTGGTGACGGATCTGGAATCTAATAAGTATCTCATAGGTGTAGGAGATAGACCGTATCCGGTCATCACCATGTCAGATGTCCATCCAGATTCATACGGTTCTTCGACAATGATAGAGGCGACAATTACCTGGACATATACTCGCAAGGCACCGAAAATTGAATAATTAGCGTATTTTGATTTTGGCAATTGCCAAATTACCTTTGCAACAAAAAAGGTAAGCAAATGAAATACGGAATGATGATTTGCGGTACCATCGGAGCCGGCTACGACTGGTGGTCCGGAACCTACGGTACCCGTTCCAAGGACGTCAAGGCATACCTTGACGCCCATCAGGATGAAGAGGTGCATATCGCAGTCTCGTCACCTGGTGGATTTGTTGATGAGGGTCTGACCATGTATCAGCTCATCAAGGATCATGGCAAGGTCAATGTGCATATCTTGGGTATGACAGCCTCCATCGCTACGGTACTCTGCATGGGAGCCAAGCACGTGGATATGTCTGTAGGCAGTACAATGCTCATACACAATGCCTCCACTGGAGTCACCGTATGGGAGTCTGCCAACAAGGCAAAGCTTGATGAAATCATCAAGCTTTGGCAGAAGCAGCGTGATGACCTCGATACTATCGATAAGGTCATCGCCTCTGTCTATGCTAAGAAGTCGGGCAAGTCGAGCGATGATATCCTCGCCCAAATGGAAAAAGCGAACTGGCTCAGTCCTGAGCAGGCGCTAGAATTGGGTCTGATTGATGAAATCAAGGACCTGGACGAGGAGGATAAGATGCGACAGACTAATCTTGCCAAGAGATTCAATAACTCAGTATGCTCAACACTCGGTCTTCCTCCACTACCTCACGTGACCGCAGCTGAAGAGCCTAGCAAGACATTCCTGGAGAAGGCATACTGCTCTCTCAAGGAAATGTTTAAAAACAATTCACAAATAATTAAAATGAAGAAGAAATTCCTCAACCTTCAGACCATCCTTGACCGCAAGGATGATTTCGAGGTGACCGATGAGAAGATTACTCTCACCGATGCAGAGATGCAGAAAATCGAGGATAGCCTTGTTCAGAAGCAGAAAGACTTCGAGGAGAAGTCAACTGCTCTCGACGCAGCTGAGAAGAAGGTCAAGGACCTGGAAGCTCAGATGGCCGAGAAAGACAAAGCTATCGAAGACAAGACTAAGGAGATCGAGGACTTGAAGGGCGCACCTGGTGGTAAAACAGTAGATGCACCATCAACCGCACCTCAGGCTTCTCCTCGCGATTGCTATAATGCTTTATGTAATATTTAATGGCTGATCCAAAAAATATTGAGATTACACCTGATGAGCTGAAAAAGAGTTTCATCACGTACCGCAAGGATATTCTTCAGATGCCAATTCTGGCGCTCGAGGAAGTTACAAAATATATGCAGCTGCGCCAAGGCGTTCGCTATGCTGAGGAGGTGGGAGAGCTTGCTGGTTCATTCGAGATTGGACCATTCTCTTACACCCGCATCGACGATGAGCAGGTGAAGATTGTTGGCCGCAAGCTCGAGACCTTCCTGGGTTCCGGAGTCAAGGAGTTCAATCCTATCTCTGTAGTACAGAGCATCTATGGTTCTGCAGTAGTACAGGGTGATGCGCTTAAGAACACTCCTATCACCAAGTTGGTTGCAATGTACCTGTTCAAGCTGTTGGGCGAAGCTTTCCGCAACAGCATCTTCACAGCAAAGCGCAATGATGCTGGTAAGACAACCGCAGAGCTGTACAATGGCTTCAAGACCATCGCTGATACAGAGGCTCTTGCCGGAAATCTTGCTACTTCCAAGGGCAACCTCTTCAAGACTACAGCTATGACCGCTGAGAATGCGGTTGATGTGATTGAGCAGTTCATCGATGCAGCTGATGAGAAGCTGAGAGGAGAGAAGACCATTCTCTTCTGTAACAAGAAGAGTAAAACTCTGTACGAGAGAGCATACCGTAATACTTACGGTCATCTCAACTACAACAAGGAGTTCAACAAGACATTCATCGATGGTGACCAGATGTGCGAAATCGTCGGTCTCTCTTGCGTTCCTGATGGCTTTAAACTCATCACACCTAAGAAGAATATGCTCGTCGGCATCGCTACATCTGGTGAGAAGTGCAACTTCGATATAGAGAAGAGTCTTCGTTCACACTTCCTCCTCGATTTTGTCGCTACCATGTTCTTTGGTTGTCAGTTCGAATCGATTTCGAAGGAGCGAATCCTGGTTGGTTATGACACTCTCCCTACAGCATAGGGAGAGCGTCTGATAGTTTAACGATTATACATTATATATATGGCACAGAAAAAATCATGTACTGATGCTGTCGACCTCTACGAGGATGTGTTGAAGTGCCCTGGTCAGAAGCGACTGCCTGGTACTCGTGCATACGGATGGTTCATCCGTCGTGCATACATCACTAAGCTGGCTGAACCGCAGAAGGAGGCTGCTACAGCTCTTAAGGACTACCTTGTCATCAAGGAGTCTCATACCTTGCAGGCTGACAAGAAGTGGATTAGGCTGGAGTTCATTCCAGACAAGTCTTCCATGGCTCCGGAGGCTCAGGGCGAAGAGGGCAGCAAGACCATGAACAATAAGGCAACTGTTGTTCTTCCTGGTACCGAAGAGGAGCAGCAGGCTGTTGCTTCAATGCTGCTCAATGATGACGTCATCGTCCTCGTTCCTCAGCGAAATGGTAAGGTTCGCCAGTTTGGCGATGATGCATTCACCGTCAACGTTACTCCTTCAGCAACAACTGGTGCATCTGTCACCGATGAGTCCAACACAACGTTGGAAATTTCTGTTGCTTGCGAGACAATGCCACCTTTCTATTATGGTGACATCGTTACCGCTGATGGAACTTACAGTGGTGAGACTTGCAAGCTCAAAACTGTTTCTGATGTTTAAAGCGATACTTTCTTTATCATAAATCTTTTATGTAGCTTGGCGAGGCGAAGCAATTCGTCTCGCCTGTTTAATTTATAGCAATATGATTGATAATAAATTCACGCAGAAAATCAGGGAATGGTTCGATAAGGATCATACTGACGAGAATATTCGGGAAGGAGCAATGATGCTCCTGCAGATTAATAACAATAAGCATCTCTATCAGGTTATCAGCTTCAATCCGCAGGGTAAGCTAGAACTGCTCAAATATGAGCTGCGCAAGCATCTCAACTATCGCAATGCTGGTATGACGCTTGATGAGGTGAAGGAATACGACAAGAAGGTCACACCTATTCTGCAGTCAGCTATCGATAAGACATCTGAAGCTGACAAAATTGCTGCAGAGCTTGCTCCTCATCTGCCTGTATACGAGGATAATGTTGATATTGAATCCATCACACCTCAAGCACTTATTGCAAGAGGTAAGCGTGAGGATCACGACCAGCTCCCTGAGAATATTCGAAATATCTGGGATGCCAATGCTGCTCTCTGGAAGAAAATCAAGGAGCATTTCGAGGCATGCAAGGCATACACTCAGTCTTGTGACCGATACGAGGGATTGCATGCCGCAGATGAGGGCTTCCGTGGAATGCTTGAGACTCTCAAGAGAGAGTACTATGCCTACAAGCAGGGCATGGCAGAGTATGACGCTGCTCAGCCTGGCGATGAGGATGCTCAGCCTGCAGAGCAGACAACAGAAGCTGCCATCACCTCAAAGCAGATTGGCAATGCTCGCTCCTACATTACCAAGAACCTTGACCAACTCATTGGATTCATGGAGGCTGGTAACACCGGCAAGGCTGACGCCTTGCGTGCCAAGGTTAATGAGCGTGTGCAGCTCTTGATTGCAGCCAAGGCAGAAATCACAGCAGATACCATCGCCAAGATTCAGCAGGCAGGCATCGAGATGCTGCCAGTTGAGGAGCAGCAGGTAGAGGAGAGCGAAGCCGAGACTGAAGAGGAGAAGGTAGATGAGAGCGAACCAGATTCACCAGGTTCTGAAGCCGCTACGGCAGAGTAGTTCTCAGGTCTTCCTTGGCCAGGGGCTATACACCCTTGGCTTGTTAGGCTGGATTCTGGAGCAGACCGGACCGGCAGATATTGCCGTCACGACCTTCTCTACATCCGATGCCTTTCTTTGTGGAGTCATCAACCTTCGCAAGCGAGGGTTGATTAACCATTCAACGTTAGTGGCTGACATTAAAGCTTCAAGTAAAACTTTAAAGCTAAAACGCTTAATGACAGAGGCTTTTGATGATGTTCGGCTTACGCTCAATCACTCCAAAATGATGTTGGTCAGTAACGCTGAATGGTTAGTCTCCGTGATAACATCGCAGAACCAGACGTATGGTGATCGCGCAGAATGCACCTTCATCTCTCTAGACAGAGACGTCTATCTCGATATTCATAATATGCTCAATAATCTGTTAGATGATAAGAAAACAATTTCCATTCCTCGAAGAGAGTGAATTATATCTGCAGACTGTCTATGATCTTGCCAAGACCATGACGCCTGTTGAGGAAGTTCCCATCCTGATGGACCTTTCTCCAGATGAGTCTGTGGCTATGCAGCTGGAGCTGCAGGAGCCTAGATCTCCATATCGCAGGCGCTATCTCAGAGGTTTAGCGGAGACCGCTAATGAATTGAGAACCAACAATATTGCATTGGCTAATGTTGGTTCTCCTGGTGCTTATCAGGCTGTCATGTCACAACTCTCACAGATTATTGCTAAAATCTCATGATATGAGCCTGCCAGTTAATGTTGATGATTACATGAAGTGGATGCCTCTCAACGAGGATGAGCTTCTAGATCTTCATCTCTCAGCTATCGTCAAGGCGAGAGTGGAGAGGCTTCGAGGGTGCTATGCGTTCTGGCTACGATACCCTAGATACACCGTCCGTGAGATGGTGGACCAGGATAAGGCGATGTTCGGGGTCAGCGAAAGCCAGGCTTACGATGATATCCATCTCTGCCAGCTGATGCTGGGCAATCTCAATGCGGCATCCAAAGAGTTCTGGCGCTGGAAGGTCAATCAGGAAATAGACGAGGACCGCAAGGCTGCCAAGGCTGCCGGTGACTTCCGGGCGCTTGCCGTGATGCAGAAGAACCGCATCAAGAACAATCGCACCGATACTCCTGATGAGCCAGAACTGGCATTCGACAAGATTGTTCCTGTCGAATTCCGAATGACAGATGACCCGACGGTCATCGGTTTGCAGAAGATTCCGAATCTTCGTGCAAAAATCAAGAAAATGGAGAAGCGCTACTCTATGCCTGACATTGAGGATGCTGACTTCGAAGAAATTCCGCCAGATGATGACAGCAAGACCTAAGGAGTTATACTTCAACGACGTTCAGTCTCGTGTCCTGCAGCTCATGCCCAAGACGCTGATATGCGAGTGGGGGCGCGGTACCGGTAAGGGTGTGGTCGAAGCTGGCCGCATCCTCTATGCAGTCCAGCACATGCCAGGCTGCTGCCTTGGCATGGTGGCGCCTTCGGTCAAGCGATGTCAGACCAATATCCTTCCATCTGCCCTGGTACACCTGGAGGAGTGGGGGTATAAGCGAGATGTTCACTACATCGTGGGCAAGAAGCCGTGGAAGGCGCTGCATTGGCAGGATCCGCACTTCCTACCGATGAATTGGGAAAATACCGTAGCCTTCTACAATGGCAGCTACCTCAACATCATATCTCAGGACCGAAGCGGTACCTCCAACTCCCTCTCTCTCGACCATGTGTTCATCGATGAGGCGAAGTTCATAGACTGGGAGCAGCTAAATAATGAAACGCTCCCGGCTAACCGTGGTAATAAGCAGCTGTTCGGAGACTGCTGCCTGCATCATGGTCTGACCATTACTTCAGATACTTCAGCTACCAAGAAAGGATCCTGGTTCATGTCTTGGGAGAAGAAGATGGATAAGGAACTCATCGCTACCCTGGAGACGGTTCTGGTGCATCTTCACAGCATCAGGCAGAAGCTGGCTTCTCATCCGGAGCGATACGACTACTACATGTCGCAGGTGAGGAAATATGAGAAGGTTCTGCACTCCCTCCGTTCCTATGCCCTGGTTTATTCCAGATGCTCGAGCATCCAGAACCTGGCGATTCTGGGCGAAGACTTCATCAAGCAGATGAAGCGAGATCTGCCTAAGATGACATTCCTCACTAGCATCATGTGCCAGCATGTGGGAATTGCGCAGGATGGATTCTATTCTGGGCTTGACGAGGATCGCAACTTCTACACAGCTCCGAACACGTCATTCCTGGACAAACTCGGTTATAAGTTCGATGTGAAGCATGATAGAGTCGATTGCAGGACAGATGGAGACATAGAAGACGGTTTACCGCTAATCATCGGAAGCGATGCCAACGCGAACATCAACTGCTTGGTGGTAGGTCAGGCGGGTTCTGACCAGAAGCTTCGCATCTTGAAATCATTCTATGTCAAGTATGAGCGCAAACTGCCAGAACTCGCTCAGGACTTCTGTGATTATTACAAGTATCTCAAGTATAAGCGTGTCATCTTCTACTATGATGCGACATTCGTTGGAAACTCTTATGCTACTCATACAGAGGACTTCTATCAGATCGTGTCAAAAGTCTTGAGACAGAATGGTTGGCTGGTGACTGAAGTCTATATTGGCAAACCGTGGAATCACCTGCAGAAGCAGGAACTCATCAATCGTATGTTCAAGGGAAGGGCGAACCATATGATCCTTATCAACAAGGATAATAATGATGACCTCATCATCTCTATCGAGAGCGCTGGCTGTTACAACAACGGCAAGGATAAGCGAGGCGAGAAGCTCGTTGAGACGGACGAGGACAGACTGGAGAACCGTACTGACTTCTCTGATGCGTTCGATACGGTCTGCATTGGTGCAGAGAAATTCCCGCAGACTGTTTTATATTCTGGTGGAATAGGTTGCCATTTCTCTAATAGATAAAATTTTTTGTTTTAGTTTATTGTTGATTTTTTAAGTAATTCATTTTTTTGAGGCTGTTGCTCGTGAGAGTAGCAGCCTTTTTTCATTCTTGCTGCAGAATAGGTATCGACCCTGCAGGTCGATGGTTTCTGCTTTTCCGTACTTTTTTTTTATTCTCATTCTACGCAACTCGTAGTGTTCCCGTCCGAAATTTCCTATGCAAAGGTAGCTTCTGGCGATTCAAACCGCTGCATGAACCTGCATTAAAAAAAGCCAAAGATTCTTCACGCTTCACTAAATCTTTACCTTTTCTTAACACAGAACCCCACATCTGTTTGCCTCTGCCAGCGCATTGTTAAGCATAGGAAAAATCGAAAGGGCACACCGAGCTTTATACGGAATGAGAATAAAAAAAAATACTCCAAAGCAGAGGAGTTTAGGAAAAATCTCCGGACTCCCAAACATAACCAGAATAAGTAATTTTAAATGAGAATGGATATGAAACAGAATTATTTCGTGGAATACGTTCCAAACGCATACATCAACCTTTGTGTTGATAAGAATCAGCAGAGAGCAAACAATCAGCTCATCTATGATTTCAAGGCAGGCAAGGCAGCAGCAACACGCTTCTGCGGTGAGTTGTTAATCAGCTATCTGACAAGACAATACGGAAGTCTGTTAGATGATTTCGTTGTCGTTTTCGCACCATGCAGCGCACAATGGAAGTATAACAAGCGCTTCGGCTATCTTGCAGCTATGCTCAATAAGGCAGGCATCAAGACCGCAAACGAGCACGTTCACATCTATGGCGAGCGCAAGCCTACCCATAACGGTGGAAGCCATCACGTGAGCGAAGAACTCTATCACGTTTCAGTAGATAACAGCTACTTTGCAGGCAAGAACGTCATCCTTTTTGATGACCTCCTTACAAGTGGTCAGACCATCACAGAGTTTAAGGAGCAGCTTGAAGCAGCAGGCGCCTACATCGATAGAGAAATCTTTGTCGGTCGAACCGTACACCATTGCCCAATCAGCAAGCGAGGAGTCTTGCAGGAGATGGCAGAAGGCTTCTATGAAGCAGTAGCAGCATCTAAAAGATGTTTCTCACAAGGTATCAATAACATCAATAATAACATTAATAAAGCAGCGTAACATGAAGAAATATAATGATATACTAGCAGACGAGAGACCGGAATTTAAGGCAGCTAACTATGGTTTTGAGAACCTGAGTAATACCGAACTTCTATCCATGGTAATCAACCGAGGAGCAGGAACTAAGGAAAGCATCAATCAGGCTAGGCAGTTAATGAACATGGCAGACGGGCGTCTGAGTAACCTTGCAAAGTTATCCATGGACGAAATGCAGGTGGTGCAGGGAATAGGAGACTGCAAGGCACTTGCAGTACTCGCAGCCCTTGAGATAGGCAAGCGCAGGGCAAGAGAGCATGCAGGACAGAAGCCCGACCTGGGCAGCAGCCTGGCAATCTACAACTATCTACATTTGCAGATGGCAGACCTTAATATAGAGCAGGCGCACGTCTTGCTGATGAATAATAATTTCCGTCTACTCAAGCATGTGAAGCTGAGTGAGGGAGGAATCACAGAGACATTGGTAGATGTGAGGGTGATGATGAAGGAAGCAGTAACCGCAGGCGCAACCATTTTGGCGCTAGCACACAACCATCCAAGCGGAAGCACACAGCCAAGCAGGGCAGACGATGAACTCACGAGAGAGGTGAAGCAGGCATGCGATATAATGCGCATCTTCTTTATGGACCATGTTATCGTCTCTGACGGAAGTTTCTATTCATACCATGACAAAGGCAAGCTATAGAGCGAGGGCAGTAACATACTGCCCTTTATTTTTGGTGCAATCTCCCTGTTGACCGCAGGCAAGAGGATGGCAGTCTGTTGGCAATCAGAGCGGAGAAAAGGCAATTGCCACAGTAAAAATGCGCTACATATTCCGCTGTAATCGGGCGAAGCAATTGCCTTGGAGCGTAGGGCAGTGGGGGCTACCCTTACAGGTAGAGCACGCTCTTTTTTCCTCAACTTTTCAAAAATCCATGATTTTCAAACAGTTGGCAAAAATGACCGTGGAAAATTTGTGCAAAAGCGCCAAATTTTGCAATCGGTTGCCTACCGATTGCCACCCGAAAATGGCGACTTATGACAATTCCTGCAGAATTGCCACAAGAAACGCGCCATTTTCGGGTGAACCCCTACATTTCATTTCGGGGTAAAAGAGGTAGTAACATTCTTGGACATCATTCTAGAATGATGAGAAAAAGAGGTAAAAACCGTATTTGATGGGGTTGAAATCCTAAAAAAGCGGGGATTTTCTTGCTGTTTCGAATTATTTTCGTATCTTTGCAACCGATTTACAACTCATTTAGTACTTTATTGGTTATAATTTTTAGGAATTAATAAGTTAAAATTCCATTCCATTAAACAGAGCTTAATAGGAGTCTTCGGGAGAAGATGACTAGGGTGCAGGAGTTGGCAACAAGCTTCTAAGTCTCGACACAATGCACCCACAATTTTATATTACCCAATAGACTTCAATAGATATTATATTTCTTTAAAGGTATTAAGTAAGAATGTTGTGAGCCATCTGTGCGGGAGCATGGGTGGCTTTTTTCGTCTCCAAATGTTAAAAATGAGTTAAACATAAAAAAAAGTTTATGTTTTATTTGGTTATTAAAAGAATTTTATGTACCTTTGCATCGTGAATAGATAACTAGATGTTTAACAATTAAATTTTGAGCGTATGACACAAAAAGAGTTAGAGCAAGAAATTAAAAGAAAGGAAGACGAAATCAAGGCTCTTCTCGAACTGAAAGACTTGGTTTTCGATTACGAGAGACAGATTGATTTGAGACTCGCAGACCTTTCTAAGCTCTACAAGCAAAGAAAAAACTAAAAAAGTCCTCCCCTTCGGGGGAGGTTCTTTAAACAATATAAATATAAGAATATGGAGAATGTTAAAGAATTAATGGCAGAGTACATGGCATTGGCTGGCAAGCAGGATGCCAAGAGCAAAGAACGCAGAGACGAGATTCATCGCTATCTCAGCGCAAATGCTACAGAGGAGGATAAGAAATATATTAGTGAGGTGGTTGTTGATAGGGTCGCAAACCTGAAGCTGGAGGTGGCCACATTGCGTGAGCAGCTAGCCGAAGATGATTACAAGTTGCTTCCACTTCGGTATATTGCACAGAAATACTTTGGCAAGAGTGCTGCTTGGCTCTCTCAGCGTCTGAATGGCTCAGAGGTTCGTGGTCATGTCTATACACTCAATGCTGAGCAGAAAGATATTTTCAATCGTGCCGTCCAGGAGATAGGGCAGCGCATTGGCTCTTTGCAGTTAGCATAGAGTTGTCTATTCACACAAAAACCGTCCCCGACACAGAGCCGTGCCGGGGACTTCTTATTGTTCACATTAAAACATTTTTTTATTATGGTTTATTCCGAAAGACAGATGAGAGTGGCAGATGCTACGATTAAGCAACTTCTTTCAAATGAAACCGCAATGGTCAGAGCGTCAATGCTAGCTTATGTTGACGAGTTGTCTGATGACAGAGTTCTTGCCAATGATGTGGTGACTATGTTGGAGATTGATGGCTTGATAGTTTATACAGGAGATTACGATTGGAGGGTTCAGCTTACAGACAAGGGATGCAAGGCTGCACAAATGGGGTTGGCTAGATACCTCAAACGTCAAAAACTGATGGAGAAACTGAAGGAGTATAAGTTGTTCGTGGGTATAGCTAGTGCTACGGTCTCTTTTGTGTCGATGCTGATAACACTTGCACTTACTATTTACAATGCAGTAAAATTATAAGGGCACATAATACAGACACGATGGCGCAAAAAGCATTGGCCAGTGTGATTAGAATGTCGTAAAATAATTCTTTTCTTTTCATACCTTAATATATATTATTTAGTTAAACCGGTGCAAATATACGGAATTTTATTGAATATCCGTGGAATTTTATTGAATATCCGTGGAAAAAAAGAGAAAAACAGAGAATATCGGAGAAAATCATTCCTTTTCTTTCCTCAACACCCCGATTTTATGCTCTAAAATGTTAAATATTACTAGACATAACAAAATAGTTATCTTTTTATTTGGTAGAACATAACTTTTTTGTTATCTTTGCATCGTCTTTCAGACAAAGAGATCTTTCAATTAATTAAATTCCTTACATGAGATGAAAACTAGTCAACTAGTTAGACTGCTGAACCGAGCGGGATGCTTCGTTGTTCGGCATGGTGGAAATCACGATGTTTGGTATAGTCCTATTACAGGGCTCAAATGTCCGGTTCCACGACATGGCAGTCGGGAAGTCCCTAAAAAGACTTACGACAGTATTCTAGAAAGATTGCTCGGGCTTTAAGCCCGGCAATTTTTCTCTAGTTGACCAAGTTCGTTGAGATGGATGGGGTGGTTGGTTTTAAGGTCTCTTTTTAATTGGTTTAAAAGTATGGCAACAAAAGTAACGATACAGGTAGAGAAAGGCAAGCAGGAGAAGAACTTCTCTTGCTTCATGGTTGAAGAACTTCCAGACTTTGCACTTGCTGGGTATGGTAACACAGCCAAGCAAGCTATTGAGGATATGTATGTGGCGCAGAAGGAAATCAAGGAGCTTCTTGAAGAGGAGGGCAAGCAGATGCCTGAGCTGGAGTTCGTGTTCCGGTTTGACATCGGTTCGTTCTTCGATTACTACTCATATCTCAATATGAGCGGAGTAGCGAAAAAGGCGGGTGTCAATGCATCACTTATGCGTCAGTATGCCATGGGCAAGCATGAACCTAGCCAGAAACGCAAGCAGCAGATTTTGGACTGCCTGCGTCAGATCTCACAAGAAATGCAGACTGCCGTGATTTAGTTCGCTGACAGTTTTCATATATTTATGTAGGAAATTTAGTAAAGATCTCTGAGCCCTCCGTGCGTGATGCATCGGGGGCTTTTTCATTCCACTTCATTCCACTTTTATTCCTCAACACCCCGATTTTATGCTCTACAACATATTTCATGCAGATTCTTCTAAAATTTCCCGATTTTTATTTGGCGGTTCCAAATTTTCTTCGTACTTTTGCCGACGGTTACAAGATGATAGTAGTCTATCCGGCAGGGCGACCGTTTCGCCTATGGCTTCTAGCCGCAGGCTTTTTTTATGCCTAGGAAAATCTTTTTTTCTAACTGGGAAAATAATTTTTTCCAACTGGGAAAATAGATATGCCCAATACATGGCGGCTGCATGAACCGTAAGATTTGATTTGTCCTCTCGGATAAGCCATCATCTTGTAACCAACGGGGAATGCAGCCGCCACCCTTTTGTACAATCGGCTGTTAATGGTTACAAGATGATGCAATATGCAGAATTCTATTTTATTAAGTGATGCGCAGGTGAGACCTGCAGGCATCAGCGTTGAGGAGGGCATCAAGGCCCTCAAGTGTGAAATCAAGAAGCTCGCCAAGACCAAGAGCGAGACCTTCAGCTATATCTGCGGGGAGACCGTGACCTACGGAGAAGTAGTGCTCACCATGGTTGGTTTCGCAGCTGTGATGGCGATGGTCATGATTGGTGGTTTCATTTTCGGAGGGGAGGTAGCATGATGGTGAGCAGAATGACTACAGAGCTGTTTCATGCCCAGCTGGAGGAGAACATCGTGAGAGCTGCTGACGAGCGCAGACGCCATCAGGAAGAGCTGAAAATTATCAGCCGGAACTACGAGGAGACGTTGGGCAATATTGAGGACCAGGAGTATGAAGCTTTGGAGAACTACCGCCGTGCCCGTAATGCTTTCGAGGATGCCAAGAATGAATATCAGGAAACACTCCGTGAATGCAGAATGCATCGCAACGAGGCAGGACTCCTCAGAGACGAGGCGAAGGTTAAGGAGACCAACCTTTGGACTCTCAACAACAATACCATCCAGAGCGACCGCCATAACATCTTTGAGAGATACCGAGAAGCGGGGGGGTACTTACGGGAGCAGAAGCAGAACTCCTGCACCCAGGTTGGACCAAAGACAAGAAAGGAGGAGTGAGTGATGAAGAAAAGTAGAAACCGCAGAAGACGCACAGCAAAGCTGACAAGAAAGGACATCAGCAGGTGCAAGTTCTTCGCTATTAAAGGCAGGCAGATGGACGCCTATAAGGTAGAAATCAAATTTTGGAGAGACAACAACGTTGTCGCATCAGTTGTTTTCATCGATGATGCTCCAAACAAGCAGACTATTATCCGATGGTATGATCATCGCTACTTTGCTCTTCGATATGGAGCTAAAGAGGCTGAGCCACTCAATATGACTTTGGCCAAGTGGAAAACCATAAACAACGATTAGACATGAACGAAAATAATTCAACCAACCTGCACATGACAGCAGACGTCTGGAATGCGCTAGTAGATATGATGAACGTTGACCAGCTGGACAACTTCATCGAGACTCTTGAGTTTGCTCAAGACAAGTTTATCTCAAACGAGGTAATAACCAATGCCGTGGATGATTTTGGCGGTGCCGGACAGGTTCTTCTGATGCTCAATGCATTCAAGCGCATGGAGAACCTCTTCAAGACCATCAACCAGACTCTGAAGGCGAAAGGAGGTGTGGCATGAAAGAGCGCAAGCACATCATAGGCTTCGGCACATACCAAGCCCCACCACCTCCACCAGAGCCAGACAAGGAGACTGAGGATAATCTAGTGGAGCAAGCCCTAGATCAATATCTCATCGACTACAAGCCATACGACCCAGACGATGAGGTTGATCCACAAGAGTTCAAGACCTCACGAGAGATACAAGAGGCACTCTCCGATATGGTGACAATCTCTATCTCTACCATCACAAAGTACATGAACTCGCATGGCTATGACATGGTAAATGTCGAGGGCGGCGGTCTCACCTGGCACCTGCAGCGAGATGCCCCCTTCTAAACAACAAGATCATTTTTTTTCATTTTTAGTAAACAATAAAACGACGGATGGGGCCTTAGGCACATGGCATGGCAGCTCTATCCCCCAGTACCCGGTAGTCGCGAGACTATCGGGTATTTTTATTTTCCTCCTTTCCTTCCTAACTTTGCAGTGTTTTAATGAGATAACAATATGATCACTGCAACAAAACCAACTTCGCCATTGTTTACATCGTCGCTCGATACCTTTACATTTAAGATATCGGGCGACACCGCTACCGTCACCATCAAGTGCAACGGCATGGAGCTGCTCAGCGAGACCTACTACCCAGTCTCTGGCTCCATCACCATCTACGACCTCGGCACACTCATCGCCGATGCCGTGCGACCTACAGTGACAGCTTCCTTCACCATCGACATCACAGAGCACCAGGGCGAGAGCGATATCGCCACATGGTCGAGCGGTGCCATCACCGCCTACTACGCCACCGTTGACATCGACATGTCGTGCTCCTCATTCATAGACCGATACTTCCTCACCCTCCTCGATGGCACCAAGCTCACTCGACTGGGGCATCGTGAATATCTCCATGCCGCTGGCATCAACAGCTCCACCCCTACCGTGGTGGCACAGTTCTTCAAAGACAACCAGGTCACCACCGTTCAGGTTCCATCCTCAGCCACACCTACCCACACCGCCAACGGCATCACCTCATTCGATGTCTCACCAGACCGATACTGCGACGCATCAGAGGGCGACCTCTTCGCCTACACCGTCACCGTGGGCGACCGCACCCAGCAATATCAGATTGACCACACAGGCTCCATTGCCGACCCAGTGCTCCTCTTCACCAACAGCTTCGGCTGCCAAGAGATTTTCTATTGCCTGGGCAAGAAGAAAATCGCACCGATTTTCGAGCGCAAGAGTGCCGTCATCGGGGGCAAAAAGATAAATTACCAAGTCAAAGAGACACGCACTTTCGAGGGCGACACGGGCATCATCCCACCATCCATGGCACACTTCGCCGAAGACCTGCTGCGCTCCGATGAGGTTTACCTGTTCCGTGACTATGCCCAGGATAAGCAAATCACCCTCACAGACTCCAAGAGCGAGCGCACCAACGAGGCTGACGACCTCGCTGAGTTCACCTTCTCATACCAGTACTCTCAGCGCATCCAGAATGTCGTGTTCAAAAACATCGACACCTCTTCAGGCAAGATCTTCGACCGTTCCTTCGACGATACGTTCAATTAAACTCCTTCAGATATGGCAAACAACACAGACAACAAGACCGCCAAGGCCATCCACATCAACGAGCTGCGCCGTGCCATCGACATCTCGCGCATCGACCGCACGCCCGTTGACCTAGACTGTTGGAAGGCTGGCGATGGTTCCATCATCCACTATAGGGGCTGGCTCGTCAAGAGTTCCTCATGGCAACAGGGCACCCACAACCTCTACAATCCGGTGAATCACCAGATACGCAAGGTGAGGGATATCTTCATCTTCAGATACAATGACCATCCAATATACTTATAATAATTATGGCAAGCAACAACAACAGCAACAACATAGACATCACCTATGCCACCATGGGCGAGGTGATGGATTATCAGACATCATCGCCCACGAGCGGTTTCACGGAGTCGTCCACAGTCTTCGATGATGATGGTACCACGCCTATCGTCAGCGTGGAAGTCGGGGGAAAGGAATATACCTATGTACCCTTCGGCTACGAGAACCAGCTGCCCTACAAACTGATCAGCAACATTGGCAGGAGCAGCGTGATGGCTCAGAACAAACTCTTCAACGTGCTCACCTGCTACGGCATGGGCTTCCAGTATAACGACATCGAGACCAAGCTGCCTACGAAGGACAGGGAAGTGAACCTGTTCCGGATGCACAACTCGATGAGCCGCTTCTTCCTGGAGCAGATTACCGACATGAAGTATTTCTTCTTCTGCGTATCTGCCATCGTGCTCAACAAGAAGGGCGACAAGATTGTGGCGGTAAGACACAAGGAGGCGTGCTACTGCCGGTTTACCAAGAGCGTGAACGGACGCTCGGAATATGTGCTCTATGCCAACTGGAGAAATGCCACTGTGCCAGCCAACATAGAGGTGCTGCCGCTGCTCGACGAGCTGGATCCGCTGGGCGACCTGCAGAAGCGCATGGGGCTGGACGGTCAGAACGGCAAGGTGAAGGCAAGACAGTCGGGGCAACCGGGATGCAAGGACAGGGTCTTTGCCGTCGTTACCCGCTTCCCTACCCCGGGCTGCCAGTACTATCCCGTGCCCTACTACTCCGCCATCTTCAGGGACAAATGGTATGACATCTCCCGTCTCATCGCCATCGGCAAGATGGCGAAGCTGAAGAACCACGCCACCATCCCCTACCTGGTAGAGATACACAACGACTACTGGCGCGGCATCTTCAAGGAGGAGCACATCACGAGTACGGAGGAACAGAAGAAGCGCAAGCTTGCCGAAAAGGAGAAGATACGCGACTTCATCTCGGGCATAGAGAACAGCGGCAAGCTCTGGATAGCGGGCTACTATACAACGCCCGACGGCAAGGAGGTGAAGATGGTGCGCATCACCCGCATCGATACCTCGAAGGACGGAGGCGACTACAGCGATGACATCGCCGAGAGCAACAACATGCAGTGCTATGCCGACAACATCCATCCCAACCTTGTGGGCGCCACTCCCGGCAAGAGCCAGAGCAACAATTCGGGTTCCGACAAGCGCGAGCTCTTCACGCTGAAGCAGAGCATAGAGAAGGCATTCCACGACCTGATGGAGACGGTTCACTGGGTGATCATCTACTTCAACCACTGGGAGGAGAAGGTTTATCCGGATGTGCCGCTCATCATGCTCACCACCCTTGATGAGAACAAGGATGCCAAGAAAGTGTCTAACAATCCAAATTCAAAGACAGATGATTAATATTACCGCAGAACAGTTTGAGCAGCTCCTTCCATTCGTGGGAGCTGCTTCTGAAGATGTCTTCACGAAGATGCAGCCTGCGCTGGAGAACGTATATTTCGACCTGGTGGCTACGGTTATCGGTTCAGACTTCGAAGATGCCGTCTGTGCTGAAGGCAGCGCTTTACTGGGCAATGTCCGCTCATACGTCATCCTGAAGGCATTCATCCTGCGTCTCCGTTCCAACGATCTCATCATGACCGACAACGGTTTCGGTATCGTTTCCAACGAAAACATATCGCCAGCATCCCAAGCCAGGGTGGATGCCCTGCTCAGGGAGCTGACCTACAAGCAGGACCAGCAGCTGCATGGCGTGCTGAACCGCCTGCGCACGGTGGAAGGCTGGAGCGAGACGGTGCAGGCATGCAACAACATCGCCTCTTTCTTCTGGTCGCCATTGACGCTGAGGGCTTACTCGAGTGTACGGGGTTTCGTCACCTTCGACGACCTGGCAGCCCACCGCAACGAGATAGGAATGGCAGAACTGGTGCTGCGCAAGCAGTTCTCCGACTCGCTCATCGAGCAGCTGCTTGAGGAAGAGCGCAAGGCACAATATGAGCCATTCCATCGGCACGCCATCGTGAAAATGTGCCATTTCATCGGTGCTCATATTTCTACTAAAGAGACTCCTGCCGACCCTCGATACAAGGATCTTGCCTATGCTGCAGCAGCCAACTTCATAGAAGAGAACCTCGATAAATTCCCAAAATACAAGGATTCACCGGCCTACAAGGCCAATCACATGCAAGCGTATGAGAACAAAGCTGACGACCCGACCTTCTTCTTTGCAGGATGACGGAACACTGAACCTTCACGTTCCCCACTCCTGGAGTGAACTGACACAGGACCAGCTGCGCTATGTGCTCATCCTGCTCACTCAGGGATGGGAGGAGTGGCACGTAAGAACCTACCTTTTCGCCCGGTTTGCCGGCATCAGAGTGCTCAACGAGAAGAAGGACGGCTGGCTCTGCGAAGCCAAGACGGAGAAGGGCGGAAAGGTGAGATTCTTCCTGGAGCTGTGGCAGGTGCAGAGCTTCTGCGAGGCATTCGACTTCGTGTTTGAAGATACCGGGGCTGAAAACAGGCTCGATTCCATCGGACTCTACAAGGCAGCAGACCTGGAGCTCTACGATTACCCGTTCGAGTATTACATCTGTGCGGACAACTACTTCCAGCAGTATCTGCAGTCGGACAAGACGAGCGATGAGCCGCTGAAGGAACTGGCACGATATCTCTATCTGGACAATGAGGGCAACCAGGCAGCGCACATCAAGTGCTCTACCTATGAGCTGATGGGTGTGTTCCTCTGGTTTATGTGGATAAAGCACAACTTTTCCACAAAGTTTCCCCATCTCTTCAAGCCTGCAGCTGAAGGAGGCGAAGGAGAAAATGACATGGAGGCATCGATGAATGCACAGATCCGGGCACTCACGGGCGGGGATATCACCAAGGAGGAGACTATCAGAAAAGCCAATGTGTGGCGGGCACTCACCGAACTGGATGCCAAGGCACGCGAGGCAGAGGAGTTAAACAAGAAACTGAATAAATCATGATCAAGACAGAAATCAATACCCCATCGGTACAGGTGGGCTTCGATGCATTCTCTTACTTCAGAGACCTGGCAAAGCGCAACAAGCTATGCTGCGAGCTGGGTTTCATTCCTACCACATGCTCTACACCACAGGCTTTCGAGGGAATGCTGGCCAATATGTCGAAGGGCAGGAACTTCATCGTCATAGATGACACCAACGACGGCAACGTGGCCATCAACGGCGACGGCAGTTTCCGCAAGGTTGTCACCTATACGGTGTGGATCCTGATGCGATACAAGTTCAACGACATGAACGACCGCCAGGAGAAGCTGAACACCTGCAGAAAGATCTTCCGGCAGTTTCTGAGCCGTATCATCATCGACAAGATGAAGTGGGAAAGCGACTTTACCTATCTGCTGAGCGACCAGGTGGACAACCGGGAGATAGGTGCATATTTCATCAACGGGCTCACTGGCGTGGAATTCCACATCGACGTGAGCGAGCCATTAGACCTGGTATATGACAATGAGGAATGGAACGAATAACATCAAGACTCCCGTATCTCAGGAAGACATCCACGCCTACGAGCGTGGATGGGCAGAGGAGATGGTGAAGATCTGGAAGGAGAAGATCATGCACTACCGCATCCGCCATACGGGTGCTCTCTTCAACAGCGTGCAGGCTACTTCCTTCGGAGGTTCCAGCCGCACGATAGCCCACAAGTTCCTGCTCTATGGTCTGTATCAGGAGGCAGGAACGGGCAACGGTTATTACCATGGCAATCCTGGAGATCTCCCGTTCCTGGATCCGAAATACCGTGCGCAGCATCATCTGGGCGAACCCAGACAGAGGCGTCCATGGTTCAACCGGAAGTATTATGCATCCATCATGAAACTGAACGATATGGAGGGCTATTTCTATGGCGAGGAATACCAGGGCCTGATGGCAGACCTCTTCAAGCAGATGTTCGGCACACCCTTATAACGTATTTTTAATTTGCACCATTCCTTCGTAACTTTGCGAAAAAATAAACAAATACGATGGCAGATAAAATAAATACAGAGATACTGCAGAGGGCGTTCGAGTCCATCAGAGACGAGCGTGCCAAGGGTGCCAATACAGCGAGGCGCATTGGCGATGCCTTCCTCTCCCTCCTAGCCTATGCCTCACAAGACAATGGTGCATACCTCTCTCGTGAGCATGACGATGCCGCCATGGGACTTATCACCTTCCTAAAGGGGCTTGTCTCCGAGGGGGTGGCTCACCTCAACCAAGGTGCACAGTTTGGTGGTTTTGTCTCTGGCATGGCCACAGGCAAGGGCGCAGCCATCGACGGCGATGGCAATGCTGAGGTCGAGAGCATCAAGGTGCGCTCATACATGCAGGTGCTTGAGCTGATAGTCAACAGACTCTCAGCCTTCGAGGGTGACCAGTTCTTCACCGAGAGCGACACCATCGAGCAGGTCGATGACCTAGGCTCAGGTTGCTACGGTCTCCACCTCCGCTCCAAATACCAGGGCTATTTCACCGCACAGCACGTTAACAACGTCATCAAGGGCATGGTCAACAACCTAGCCACAGCCACCACCTCGTCCACATCTGCCAGCTATTACACCTCATGGATGCGCATCAACAGCGTCAATGCCGTCCAAAACTACATCGAGGTCACCCTATACCCCGACACCGAGGTGCCAGGCGGACAAAACTTTCCGCCGTGCGAACTCATGAACATCGCCCGATTCGGCAACCAGACAGACGAGACCCTGCAGAGCTGCTTCTATGTCTCCTCCACCGAGGGGCGCATCGTCAAGCTCACAGGTGTCACCAAGCCCATACTGGATGATTACAACTACGGCATGGTCTTCGGCACAGTCCCCGAGTGGGTACAGTCCCTCAACCTTCCACTCGTCAAGGGCAGAGACTACCTATATGCCGCTGGCATCATCACACAAGACATCATACAGATAGACTACCATGGCAAGCCCATCGTCACCTACGTTGACAGAGGCCCATGGAGCGAGACCGCCGACTATTACAGCGCATCCCTCAATGAGGATACCCAAAAATACGAGACCTCCGATGTCTGGTACACCGGCTGCAAGTGGAGATGCCAGAAGACAGGCACACACACCGCCCCACGGTGGAACAACACCGACTGGGCGATGATCGAGGGCAACCCCAACTTCACCATCGACTTCATCGAGGCTGAGACCGTCTATGATTACGACAACTTCCGTGCGCCCCTCACCATCGTGGCATATCTCTACGGTCAAGACATCACCGCCGACATACTCGACAACGATGTCGCCTGGACACGCTACACTGAGAATTCCAGGGGCGAGCAGCGCGTCTCCTCCGACAACATCTGGTCACTCAACCGAGGCGGAGCAGGCAAGGCCATCGTCCTCACCCAAGACGACCTCTCAGTCGACAGCGACGGCATCCCCAAGGTCATCCGCTTCACAGCCACCGTCACCCTGCGTGACGGCATGGGCGATGAGGTGGCTCAAGACGCCGCCTCATTCGAGTACGCCGTCTAAATTCAACACTCAACATTCAACATTCAACACTCATAAATATGAAGACTCGCAGATTAGACTTCAAGTTCACACCGCTCCAACTCAGCGTCTCCATGACGCTAGAGGGCAGCGTGCCCAACGAGCAGACCTATGATGCCGACAGTGGCGAATACGCACCAGACTATTCCCTCACACCTGCCGTCATCAAGCCTACCGTGGGCATCATAGACAGAGACGGCATATTGCAGAGCGGCTGCGTCAACAGCCAGCTCACAGATGTCTCCTGGTGCCGTGTCGTCGATGGTGTCGAGCAGACTGCCCTCGTCAACGCCACCAACCAGCAGGTCATCACCTTCTCGGGCGATGACACAGGCAAGATCCTCTGGTATCAGAATGCACAGCCACAAAAGCCCATCACCTTGCGCTTCAAGGCCAAGTTCCTCGACATACGCACAGGCGAGGTACGCAATATCACCCAAGACTTCCCGTTCACCTGCCGCAATGCCACCCTATACAAGCCAGTCCTCTTGCTCTCATGCGGTGACCGCTTTTACAACCCCCTGAGAGACGAGAGCCTAGCCACCGTCACAGCCTCCCTCAGGCTGGGCACAGAGGAGTGCGACAAGGCCAAGCGCAAGTTCGCCTGGCAGATGCTGCGCAACACAGGCTACTACACAGACATCACAGATGACGACCTAGAGGTCAGCGTCTCAGCCGATGGCGACTCCATCACCATAGACCAGTCGCTCATGGGCGAGAGGTGCAGCCTCCGCTGCCGTGCCCGATACAGTGCCACAGGCAACCCATCGGCCGTGGCACTCACCGATGCCAGCCCTACCAAGGTCATCACCTTCGCCCGACGCATACCGTCATTCGACTATGACTACATGGGCGTGACTGACAACCTGCCGCCAGGCACCACCTCCATACAGCCAGAGGCATACATCTACGACAATGCCGGCAAGATACCCGATGCCGAGCGCAATCTCTTGCCACTCTGGTACATGGGGGCCAACCTCTCCGCCACCAAGATAGACTATCGTCTCAAGGGTCACGGCATGCAGCCCACCATCAAGACCGACCTCGTCGACCCAAGCCGAGGCGCAGTCATGGCGCTCGATGTCAAGATACTAGACCCGCTCGCCCTGGCAGCCGATGCCGACGGCAAGGTCTTCACAGATGCCGACGGCACCCCATTCGTCTGGCACTAAATAATTCAACACTCAACATTCAACATTCAACATTAAAAAGATATGGAAAGATACATCAAAGCCAACCGCCTCGTGGTGGAGCACCTCCACCTACAGGGCGACCGCACAGAGCTTCAGGATGGCAACTTCCTCCTCTGGCTCCAAGACCTCATGGTCTTCGGTCCACTCTTCAACCTGGCAGCCATCTGCTCAAAGATCGGAGCCATCGCCCTCACAGGCCAAGAGGCGCGACAGGAGCAGGAGGGCACTTCATGCCAGCAGCTGCCAGTGGCCACTGACCAGAGATTCGTCATCAGTTCAACCAATAAGTCAGAGGAGGGTGAGTCATGAGTGGAGCCAGCAAGAGCGTCAGCATCAAGTTCATCAGCCGTGTCGGCACATACATGGCCATGATACAGTCACCAAACGGCGACCTATACCAGGAGTATCAGCGCAACGGAGACAAGGTCACCGTCATGCCAGACTTCTCAAAGACCAAGCCGCTACTCAACTTCGTCTGCACATCATCCCGAGTGGCTGAGGGGGTCTCCACGCCAGTCAGCATGCGCTACTACTTCAACGGCGTTGAGATCACCTTCGACTCCGCAGGCAAGTCCAGCGGACTCTTCACAGGCCTCTTCGAGAGAGTCGTACCGTCAGCCTCACAGCTCTATTACGGTCTCCGCATCGTCGGCAACCTCGTCCAAGCCTCTGGCTATGCCCCCATCGTCATCAAGATGGTGGGCAAGATCTCAGCCAAGGCGCAGAGCGCAGAGGTCACAGACGACATCCAGGCAGACTACACCATCCCAGTCGGTCCATACACGGGCACGGCATACCGTGTCACCATAGCCGCGGGCGATGCCAAGAGCTTCACCCTCAGCAGCCCAGATGACAGCTGCGTCCTCGTTGCCAAGGCTCTGCAGGGCAATGACGAGATTACCTCCACCCTCTATTACAAGTGGTACAAGGCAATCAGCTCAGACACAGGCTGGCAGCTCATCAGCGATGCCACCACCGCCAAGCTCACCGTCAAGGCCGCTGATGTCACCTGCACACGTGACTACAAGGGCGAGGTCTACAGCGACAAGTCCATGGCGGCAGACAAGCTCATCGGCTACGACTTCGTCACCGTCATGGATGCCTCCGACCCATACGACATAGACCCATGTCCGAGTCCACTAGACATCACCATCGAGGAGGACACCAGCGGCAACGGCTCCGTCACATTCACCCCAAAGCTCGTGGTCAGAGGCAAGTCGCAGACCATAGACACCAAGTTCTACTTCACACTCAAGTCGCCGGCAGGCGTGGTGCTCAACACCGATGCCGCACGCAAGCCGACCGTGCAGCTCTCATCCTTCAACGTCACCAGAGACGACTGTCTCCATGGCGGAGGCACAGACATATCATTAACCATAGAGTCAGTCAAGTGATCATGGCAGTCAAGACATTACTCATACATTTCCTCAAGCTCGGTGTTGGCATAGCCAGCACCGAGATGGAGTATGCCGACTCCACCAGCTGCGATACTCCTCCAACAACAGGGTGGCAGACCACTCCACCACAGTGGCAAGATGGTCACTACATCTGGACACGCACACACATCACGTATACCAATGGCAAGGAGACATATACCTCTCCAGTCTGCACGACAGGCAGTCAGGGGCAGCAGGGTGAGCGTGGTGCCGTCCTCCGTGGTCCGCAGCTCTGGTCAGACTGCGGCGTGGGCTATTGCTTCGAGGCTGGAGAGACTGGCAAGGAGTGGAAGGATACCGTCATCTACAACGACAACACCTACTCCTGCGTCAAGAGCCACGTCAAGACAGCCGACAACTACCCCGGCAGCGCAGATGACATCAACAACGGCTACTGGCGAGTCGGCAGCCCCATCGAGCTGATTGTCGCCAAAATAATCATGTAACGCTACCAGCTCGTCAAAAACCTCGGGGTCGAGACCATTGAGATGAAGGATGCCGATGGCAACATCGTCTTCCGAGCCAAGGATGGTGAGGTGTTGGCCAACAAGGGCACATTCAACAATATAGTGTGCGACCATGGCGAGTTCACCAATGCAGTTGTCACAGGTGACCTCAACCTGAGCACACTTCGTTATCTAGCCAACGAGGGCGGCAATATGGGCGCAGCCGTCATGGCCAAGGCTTTCAACCTGGGATACGGTCCTTTCATCTTGCCACACCTCAATGACAACGAGTGCATGAGAGTGGTCTTCTATAATCCAGTGATAACAAGAAGTTCACTGCCAGCCAAGGTCTCATGCCAAGGCAGCAATGATGTGTTGATGCCAGCTTCTAACATATACACCTCAACCTCATATCGTCAGATAGAAGTCTCCGGGTGGTGCGAGATGATCGGCTCAAACTTGACAAGTGGCAAAACCACATGGATATATAACAATATCGTGCAATCTTAAGATTAATTCATTATGATAGACAAAAAAACTTTCGACAAGGCTCATGACGTTAACACCGTCAACAGCAACCAGTCATTCCTCATGACTGACCAAAAAGGCAACGTCACCAAGATACCGTTGTCCGCCCTCAAGGCTGACCTCAGCCTGGGCAGCCACACATGGTGCGGCAGAGTGTGGAATACAGCCAACGCCACCCCCAAGGCGGCCATGGTGGTCGGCGACCTCGATGTCCTCCGTGAGCTGCCGCTCACCCTAGGTCTCGGCGCTTACCTCGTCAAGAATGACCACAGCCGCCGCAAGCTCGATGCCACAGACCATTACAAGTATGCCACGGGCGAAGCCGCCAAGCTAGACGGTTCACAGGGCCACTACCAGTGGGGATGGGGCAGAGAGTTCTACTTCGTCACCAAGGATGTCGGTGGCCTCCATTACGAGATGATCGGTCTCAAGCCTATCCCTGGCGAGTACAACTACAAGATCCCTATCGGCTCCATCTCCGCCTCAGGCTTCGCCACCATCGAGCGCAGCACAGGCAGACTCGTCAGCTTCATCAACACAGGCTCTGACTACCGAGGAGGCAACAACGATGCCTCCCTTGACGGCACCAAACGCACCCTCTGCGGCAAGCCGGCAAGCTCGCAGACCACAGAATACTTCCGTGCCGCCGCACGCAAGAATGGCAAGGGGTGGCTCTGCACCACCATGCGACACACCACCATCATCGCCGCACTCATCGGGGTCATCATGGGCACACACTACGACCAAGATGCCGTCAACACCGCCAAAGACTCCAACGGTCTCTACCAGGGCGGTCTCGGTGCAGGCACCTCAAACTTCAACTGGGATACCTGGGGCACTTACAACTCCTACCGCCCATTCCTCCCCATGTCCGCAGGCATCGAGCTGGGCGACAGCGTGGGCGAGACTACCTACGCAGTCAAAAATGACGCTGGCACCACGGTCTACACAGCCAAGGTCTCCAGCTTCTTCGGTCTCAAGCACGCACAGGGCGGCTACCTCTGGCGCATGATGGATGACGAGCAGGTCCGCATCAACTCCGATACCACCGCCACACACCTCGTCGCACCATCCATCTACGGCTCATGGACCATCGGCTCAGCCACGGGCATGAAGGCTTACAGCACATCGCCTGCCACAGGCGAGGGCTACATCACCCGACTCTCCATGGAGCATTTGGAGAATTTCGCCACGGCCGTCGGAGGCAGCGAGACCACATACTGGACTAGCTATTTCTGGAATACTTCCAAAGCTACGAGCGGTTTCCGTCTCTGCCTGCGTGGGTGTAACGCTGACAGTGGCGGTCAGTGCGGCCAACGGTAGCATCGGCGCCGCCCTCTGCGAAGCAGCATCCGAGTGGTCAGTGGAGCCAGAGTATTACGCAGCGGCCTAAAGTCTGCAAAAGCTTGCTGGGTGTCCAAAAGTTTACTAGGTGTACATTAGCATACAGGGCAACCGCGGCGTAGCCGCAAGCACCCAGCGAGCGCAGCTCGCAACCTCAGATACCGCCTTTGGCGGTCGGCGACCAAAATTTTTAGCCCATATTGGCAAAAAAAACGCTCTTTGACTTCTTTCCATCCGATTTTTTTATTAACTTTGCAGTGGTTTTCTAACCAGGGTGTGACCCTTGGTGCTGGTTTCCGTCTCTGCCTGCGTGGGTGTAACGCTAACAATGGCGGTCAATGCGGTTCTTCGACTCTCAACGTTAACAATGATGTCTCGAATGCCAACGGTAACATCGGCGCCGCCCTCAACTTAAACACTAGAGACTCTCTTATACAGGGCTATCGTTTGCTGCCCTGTTCGAGATAATAGGGTCAGTCCTCGCCCCATGGCGATACATACACACACCAAGATTAGCTGGTAGATGATGACAATAAGGTCATCCGGTCGAAGGTTATGAACATTAAAAAAGCAGACACCATTTTTCCAGTGCAGGCTATCTGCACAGATACACAGTTTACACAGATTATTACACAGACTTAACACCGCAAGAGTTATGAGAAGGTTTGGCCATATCTCGCCACAGGTCGAGACACTCGACAACTTCAGGCGTGCATTCTACGACTATGCACGCCAGAAGATGCATCGCCAGTCGGTGCAGCAGTTCGAGGCAAACCTAGACCATAACCTAGACCGCATGCTCGGGGCATACCAGTCAGAGTCCTGGCACACATCACCCTATGTGGCAAAAGACATCGACTATCCCAAGCATCGACAGGTCAACAAGCTGCCAGTGATCGACCACGTGATGCAGCATGCCGCCCTCGCACCTGTCGAGGCAGACCTGCGCCGCACCATCCATGGTCACAGCCCAGCTGGCACCAAGGGCAAGGGCACACATTATTTCTATCAGCTTGTGAAGCGAGACATTTTCTCCTCGCCACAAGCCGAGACCTTCTATTGCCTGCCCATGGATATCCACCACTATTTTCAGTCTATCGACCACAACCTGCTTAAGGCAGAGTACCGCCGCAAGATCAAAGACCGCAAGCTCCTCGCCTTCATCGACGAGGTGGTGGATAGCTTCAATCCCGGCATCGTGCTCGGTGTCAAGCTAGCCCAGCTCTTGGGGCAGCTCTTCCTCGCTCGTTTCGACTACCTCGCCATCCGCTGCTTCGACATCCTCCAAGATGCCGACCGCTTCCGCTATTGGCAGGCTCGCTACGTCAGCGACATGCTCGTTACATGCCGCACACCTGAGCAAGCTAGACTGCTAAGTGGGGGGGTGAAATTCCTCAATGACCGCTTCGAGCGGTTCTGCCAACAGGGGCTCAGCCATTATTATCGCTTCATGGACAACATCTACATCCTCCACGAGGATAAGGTGTTCCTCCGCCTCATGGCAGAGCTCTCCGTCATGCACCTCGCCAGAGACTGGCATCTCTCTATCAACAAGTCATGGGGTGTCCATCGCACTTGCGATGGCATCGACTTCTGCGGTCAGATCATCTACGCTGACCACGCCCTCTTGCGCAAGAGATTCAAGCATGATCTCTGCGCACAGGTGGCAAAACTCCGCAAGCAAGGTTACTCAGAGCGTCAGATCCAGCTCAAGGCAGCATCACGCCTAGGGCTGGGCATACACGCCAACACAAAAAATCTATATAAGAAAATCGGTATGGAAAGATTTGGTAAACTCGTAAAGGCACGCCGTGCGCGCGTCCCTTTCGAGGGAATGGAGAAATCACAGCAGCAGTCCATCGAGGACATCATCTGCAGTGAGGGTCAGGATGAGAACAAGTTCCTCATCCAAGTCATAGATTACAAGGTCGATGACTCGGTCATTGAGAAGGAGACCGTGCAGGTCGAGGAGACTGCCGCAGACGGCAGCACCCACCTCGTCACCAAGGAGGTGCCCAAGAAACGCCTCACCCTGCGCTATCGCATCATCGACCACATCGAAGGCACCACAGAGGTCTGGCAAACCACCGACCACTACCTCTATACAGGCTCCAAGATCCTGATAGACCAAGCCCTCAACGACTTCTGTCGTGACGAGCTACCATTCTCAACCGTTGTCAAGGAGCTTCACAACAAGTTCAAAAAGAAGTTCTATAAATTCACATAAACGGTTATGAAAAAGATTTATCCAGCTCGCAAGAGCTTCGTCAAATATGACGATGATCACTTCTTGCTCTACCTCGGTGAGCAAAAAATAGAAGACTATCACCCGGAGACAAACACTCCAGGTTCTTCTTCAGACGACAAGTCCAAGGCTGCGGACAAGGGCATCACCGCCTTCAGCTACGAGGGCACAGAGCCAGACGGCTCCACCAAGATTGCAGCCCAGTCAGCAACCTACGATGACTTTGCCGCAGGTTTGGTTCGCACCAAATACAGCCAAAACCAGGTCGAGGCCATCCTGTGCAACCATGGCGATGGCAATGAGGAGCACCAAAAGGAGTATGACACCTTCCAGGCTTGGCGCATCCAAGCCAAGGAGATGGCTCATGAGGTGCTTGAGAGAGCGGTCTAATTGATAAATACCCGATAGCGAGGTGGCTATCGGGTATTTTTATTTTTCCACCTACCTAATTACCTTTGCATAATAAAAAGCAAAAATATCATGCAGAGAAATACTAAAGAATGGATACAATACGGCTCAGCCATCGTAGTGCTCACCTCTGGCATCGTACTGGCATACGTCAGCTATTTCACATCACAGATGCGAGATGTCACTGACAACGTGCTCTGGTACTTTGCTCAGACACTCATGTATGCTGGCTCCATCTTTGGCGTGGCTATCGCCATCGATGCCAAGTTCGAGAATATCAAAAACAAATTTTTTAATCATAAAAACAATGAGACAGATTAAACGCATTTTCGTTCACTGCACAGCAGGTTCACAGCGTCAGACCATCGATGACCTCAAGGCTGAGTTCCACCGAAAAGGCTGGTCCAATCCTGGTTATCATTATGTCATCGACACCAATGGTGGTGTCCACCAACTCCTCGCCATCGAGCATGTCAGCAATGGTGTCCAGGGCTACAACTCCACCGCCATCAACGTGGCCTATATCGGTGGCATCGATGCCGACGGCAAACCTATCGATAACCGCACACCAGCGCAAAAAGACGCTCTTGTGCTCCTACTCCACAAGCTCAAACAAAAGTTCCCAACGGCTCAGATCATGGGCCACCGTGACATCTGGGGCACAGACAAGTCCAACTGGCGCAAGATGTGCCCATGCTTCAACGCTATCCAAGAATATAAAGACATCGCATAAATTATGAAATCTCCAAAGACCATCATTTCACTCCTGGCAATCATGCTCATCACGACCATGGTTGCCTTCATCAGTTCGGCTAACAAAAACGAGGCTCTGCAGAGAGACCTCGACCGCATGACGCAAAATGTGGCAAACGTCAACTATGACATTCAGTATGACAAAGTCCAAGACTCCCTGCCTGTGGCTCAAAACAATGCACTGCAGGTGAAATATGACGAGCTTCAAAAACTCCACCTCACCGACGCCCAGCTCATCAAAGACCTCAAGGTTCGACTCAAAGATGCACAGACCATCCATACAGTCTCATCTGCCACGACCGACACAGTGCCCATCTCACCAGTCCCAGAGACTGCCGATTCCGTCTTCTCATACAGAGACCGATGGCTACAGCTTCACATCGACATCCCTGCCAGACAATGCCAATATACCGCCTACGATAGCCTCACGACCATCGTCAGCCGCACCTACAAGCACAAGTTTCTGTGGTGGCGCTGGGGGACAAAAGGCTATAAGGTTCAAATCGTCAACTTCAACCCTCATTCCAGGATTAACTACTCGAGATACATAGATGTAGTTAAATAACAAGGTTAAAGCAAAGATTTAACATAAAAAACTTGCATATTCTGGTTTTTATTATTATATTTGCAACAAAGATAATAACAAACTTTAGAATTATGGTAGGTATATTGATATTCTCAGCTATTGCAGCTTTCATCACTCTAGGTGTTGGCCATACTCTTAACAGGATGGGGAAGCATGTTTCTTCTTATCCTCACAAGGGTATGGAAGATGAGCCAAAGCTTACAATAGAGGATATGTATAGCCCAAACAATAACTTGTCTTTATTCTTCAAGGACGGCAATTCATATTCAGTATTGGTATCAAATCATAGTATAGATAAAGAAGAATTTGTGTTTGCTGACAATACAATTAACTTAAGGAATAAAGTTGCAAGAGTTCTCAGAAATTATGCAGCTCTTGAAAAATCCCAAAATAAAGACAGCGTAATACTTTAATATATACACAGCCATCGAATACAGTTGCATTCGATGGCTTTTTTATGGTATTTTTATAGCTTTTCAGCTATTCTTATCTTTGCAGAAAACTATAATAAATATCATTTATGGCAAACAGTACACAAACATTCATAGGCCGGGTTCTGCTTGATGACAAACAAGCAAAACAGACTATCGCATTGCTTGAAAAGCAGCTCGAACAAGTTAAGCAAAAAAAGACTGATGCATTCAAAAAAGGAGATGACACCAAGGCTTTCGATAAAGAGATAAATCGAATAAATGCTTCACTCAAGACATTGCGAACCAACCAAGAGCAGGTGAATAGAACATTCAACAATCTTTCTTCTGCCTCATATAAAGAATTGTCTGTTGTAATGAAAACAGTACAAAAGCAGCTACGCTCAGGAGCTGTCGAGCGTAATTCTGAGGAATGGAAAAAGCTTCAGCAAAAGCTCAAAGAGGTTAAGCGAGAAATGAATGCCATCAATAGCGAGTCAAAAGAAACAACAAGTCTTTGGTCTCGTTTCGTTAACGTGCTCAATACCAACTGGGGAGCTGTATCGCAGATTATCGCTGCATACGCAGGACTCTCTATGACCATCCGAAAATGCGCCCAAGCCTATGCCGATATGGAGGAATCCATGGCAAACGTCCGCAAATATACAGGTCAGACCGATGAAGAGGTTCACCGGATGAACGAAGATTTCAAGCGAATGGACACCCGTACGGCTCGTGAGCAGCTCAATGAACTGGCTGGTTCTGCCGGTCGCCTGGGCATCACCAGTAAGGATATGATTGAAGAGTTTGTTGATGGAGCCGACAAGATTAACGTTGCGCTAGGCGATGACTTGGGAGAAGGAGCGGTTGACAAGATTGGCAAACTTGCTCAGATGTTCGGGGAAGATAAGACCAAAGGACTCCGTGGTGCAATGCTCGCCACTGGTTCTGCCGTCAACGAACTTGCACAGAATTCATCAGCCAATGCCAGATATATAGTCGATTTCACCGCCGATCTTTCCGGTGTAGGCATCCAGGCAGGCATGACTCAAGCACAACTGATGGGTCTCGCTTCTGCACTCGATCAGAATATGCAGGAAGAGGCAACCTCTGCTACTGTGTTCTCTCAGCTTATAACCAAGATGTATCAGGAACCGGCTAAATTCGCAAAGATTGCCGGTGTAGAAGTCACGAAGTTCTCAAACTTGATGAAGACCAATGCAAATGAGGGATTGATGACATTCCTTTCTGCCATGAAGTCTAGAGGTGGGTTTGCTGAAATGGCTCCTATGTTTGAAGAGATGCAGCTGAATGGTACTCGTGCCGTTGGCGTTCTCTCTGCAGTAGCTTCACACCTGGACCAGGTAAGAACTGCCCAGGATCTCGCTACCCAGTCATACGCTTCAGGCACAAGTGTCATCAATGAGTTCAATGTCCAGAACAATACTGTGCAAGCCCAGCTGGATAAGGCAAAGAAACGTTTTGAAGACCTCACTGTAGAACTGGGTGAACAGCTCATCCCAGTAACCAGATATGCCATCTCTACCCTGAGCATAGGCATACATGTGTTATCAACATTGATAACTTTTACGTTCACCCACGTCAAACAGCTCACAATAATAGGTTCCGCCATCGCTGTCTGCACGGCTCTTTGGTATAAGGAAACTATAGCCATCAAGCTAAAAGCAGCAGCTACTACATACGCAGCTGCCATAGACAAAGCATATATAGCTACAACAACCCTTCTGCGTGCTGCCATGGTAGCCCTGCAGGCTACATGGGCGTATTTAACAAAGGGCGTGCAAGGCTATATCGTTGTAATGAGGGCAGCCCGCTTAGCCAGTCTTACTAATCCATGGGCCGCACTCGCCACCGTTCTTACGGTGGTAGGAGTTGCGGTTTATGGAGCTGTTAAAGCCTTTACTTCGTATAATGAAGCTATGCGTAACAGCACACAAGAAGCAAAGAACAACAGGGCGGTTGCGGAAGCACAGGCAAGTCTCGCCAAGAAAGTATCTGATGCAACTCTTGATGAACGCAACAAAGTGGATATGCTTAACAAAGTTATCCATTCCAACGCCTACACCGTAGATGAGCGCAGGCAAGCTATCGCAGCCATGCAGAAACTGGTTCCGGAGTATCATGCTTCTATATCCAAGGAAGGAAAGCTCTATAATGACAACCAGATTGCAATCCAGAACTATATCAAAGAGCTGGAGAACGCGGCGATGGCAGAAGCTATATATGAGCGCAAGGTTGAAATCAACAAAAAGAAACTGGAGCTGAAACTTAAAGAAAGTAAAATACGCCACTCTCTTAAAGCAGTTGATGCCGAACGTAAGTCACATCCTGAACGATATGAAAGCGAAGCTGTAGCAGATGCATTTACCGGTCAGCTCATTGAACAGAATGATGCATTAAAGAGTAATGAGAAGCAGAAGAAGATTCATACACGGAGACTCAAGGAAAACCTGAGCCTGCAACAGCAACTCAATGCAGAAGAGTCCTATTATAACACAGAACTCAGGAAGAATGCAAATCTCCAGAAACTATATAAAAAGAAAGAAAAGAAGAGTCTCCAAGGCGAAAGCACAGGAACGAACAGGACAACGGGCTCTACCGGTCATTACACAACAGAGAAGGAGCGTAAAGCAGCCGAAAAGGAGCAAAAGAAGCGTGAAGCTGCTGCACGTAAAGCAGAAATCAAGCGAAAGGCAGACCTCAAAAAAGAGCTGGATGATGCCAAGAAAAGTACCGAGGCTCAGCAGCTGGAAGCCACTACCCTCTACTCTACCGGTCAGATTCGCCTGGCAGAATACAACGACCGCATGGCGAAGATTAAGGAGCAGGGACTTCAGCAGCGCATGGACATCCTTCGCAAATACGGAGAGGCTGAGAGTGAGGAGTACAAGCGTCTGAATGCCCAGAAAGAGAAGATCTCTGCCGATTATGAGCGCAAGCAGACGCAAGACCTTCAGGACCTGGAGTACGACCGGCAAGTGGCAGAACAGGCCATCACTGCCGAATATTACAATAAGGACTCCGACCTCTATCATAACGAGAGTGCTATCAATGAGGCGCTTTTTCAACTCGACCAGACGTTTCTCAAAGAGAAACAGGCACTCTATCTGAAGTCCTCTGACGAGTACTGGCAGATAGCCCGAGAGATTGAGCGCAGTGAGCAGCAGCACCAGTATGACCGCCAAAAGCAATACGATGACACGCTGATGCAGCTCAAGCAGGAGTATCTCACCCTCGGCAATGAACAGCAGATGCAGCTGGAGCTTGCAGGACTGGATGAGGTTCACAAGGCTGGTCTTGTAAGCGAAGAGGAGTATCAGTGCATGAAGATGGGCATCGCTAACAAGTATGCATCCTACAAGCCGGACGCCAAAGATCAGGCAAAAGACGATGCAACCACCGCTCTCGATACCGCCAAGAAGATGACTAGACAGACCGATGACCGTAGCGGTTCGCTCGGATCAGATAATCTCGCCACCATTGCGGGAGGCGCCATTGCTGCCATCCAGCAGCAGAAGATGGTTAATGATAATCTTCAGAAGCTTCGAGAAGAGGATAAGATCAGCGAACAGGCATACCAGGATGCCAAGAAACAGATGAATCAAGAGACCTATAAGAATATTGCAGCCATAGCAGGTGCAGCCTTCAGTAGTATCAGCAGCATGATGGGCGCAGCTTCAGCTTACTCACAGGCATGTTCCGACCTGGAGGTTGCCAAGATTCAGGCGAACTACGACAAGCAGATTTCTGCTGCCGGCAAAAACTCTGCCAAGAAGAAGCGACTCGAGGCGAAACGAGACAAGGAGATTTCTGCGGCAAAGACTAAAGCTAACAAAAAAGCGATGAAGATAGAGATTGCCCAGGCAATCGCATCTACCGCTATGGCTGCCATCAATGCATACTCTTCTGCAGCTGCCATTAAAGGCGTCGGTTGGATAATGGCACCAATTGCTGCAGGTCTGGCAACAGCTGCGGGTATGATGCAGATTGCTACCATCAAAAAGCAGCATCAGGCGGAGGCAGCCGGATATTACGAGGGCGGTTTTACGGGTCCTGGCCATTATAAGAAGGAGGCTGGCGTGGTTCATGCTGGCGAGTTCGTGGCGAACCATAACGCCGTGAATAATCCTCAGCTCCTTCCTGCCCTTCAGCTCATCGATGCTGCACAGCGCAATAATACCGTAGCATCACTCACTGCTCAAGACGTAAGTCGCGCCATGGGAACTGGCAGCGCTGCCGTTGTTGCGCCTGTTGTCAATGTTAGTGCAGATAACGAACAGGTAGGCGCATCTCTCGATAACGTGAGTTCAACCATTGAAAAGCTCAATGAGCAGCTCGACCTGGGCATCAAATCATACGTGGTCATTACGGGGCCAGATGGTCTCGACCACAAATGGAGTCAATATCAGAAAATGAAATCAAACAAATAGTCTATGTTTACATGTGTTATTAATGGTATGGCAGCCTATCCGGCTGCCAGCCAATCCATCAAGTTAACATACGCCAACCAGTACGTCACGGACGATGGAGAATATTCATACGACATTAACTTTCCGATGTCGATTATGGATAACCGTAGAGTTTTCCACAATGTGAGCCGCTTCGATGTATCTAAGGTTACCCAGAAGTTTAATGACTGCAAACTGTACGTGAGCGGTCGTTTGATTCTATCGGGTGTAGGAACCATCATCAGCGTAACGGAGGCTGAAATAAAACTGCAGATTGTGGGCGGAAAATCCCGCATCAAGTATAATGACAGGATGACCAAGCATTATATCGATGAAATCGCAACATTTGGCACAGCTGACAAACCTGGTTATACTGTCGACAAGGGCTGGTCTCAGGGATTTAAAAACCTTCAAAAGATCTATGACATCTATAGACTTGATGAAGATAAGTCGAAGTTCCTGGGAGTAGAAGGTAAATGGTGTTTCGTACCTGTACGGGACGAAACAAATGATATGATTGCTAATTTTGTTGGAGTGGATAAAACTAAGCAGTTCATCGGCTACAATGCGCCATTTGTCATGAACTTGGCTGTTCAGCCCAACCTGATGTACATATTTCGCAAGGTGGTGGAGTACGAAGGATATACGCTCAAGCGCAATGACTTTGACTGCAAACCATGGAATCTCCTGTATATTGCTTCAGCTTACAAGACCAGAGAACTCCGTAAAGCACTACCTCATTGGTCAAGCTATACCTTTATAGAGGAATTCCGCAAGCTGTTCAATGCCACCATCGTCTTTGATGATATCAGGAAGACCTGCTCTGTTATCAATGCATCAGAACTGACAACCGCAGATTCTGTAGAGATCGAGCCTTTGGATGAATACACTACGGATTACGATGAAGATGGATCCTTATCCACGTCATCTACAGCAAACCTGGAATATAATCTTGGAGATTCTGCCAATAGAGACAACTACGAAGTTATCTCGAAAAAAGTCTTCGAGAATTTTAAAATAGTCCATAGTAAAGGTACCTGGGACCCGCAAAATCAGTTCAAAGGGACAACACAGTCATGGTCTGAAAAACAAAAAAGACAGACTATCATTGAGTGTAATGGTAGTTACTACATATATGTAGAGAATGAGGACGGTTCG